GAAAAATTCTTGGCTATTACCACCAAATAGCCCTCTAATACCCTGAACTCCCTGAATTCCTTGAGTTCCTTGAATTCCTTGTATACCTTGAGTTCCTTGAGTACCAGTAGTTCCTTGAATACCTTGTATTCCTTGAGTTCCCTGTGTACCAGTAGTTCCTTGAGTTCCCTGAGTACCAGTCGTTCCTTGTATACCCTGAGTACCTTGTGTTCCTGTAGTTCCTTGTATACCCTGAGTACCAGTCGTTCCTTGTATACCCTGAGTACCTTGTGTTCCTGTAGTTCCTTGTATACCCTGAGTACCTTGTGTTCCTGTAGTTCCTTGTATACCCTGCGTGCCTTGTGTTCCTGTAGTTCCTTGAATACCTTGAGTTCCTTGAGCACCTTGGGCGCCGCCAACTCCACTTAAAGTAACAGTAATATCAGGAGTGTCTGAACTTTCAAGAGTTAAATCTTTACTACTAGAGTCCCAAGACGCACCGGAAACCCAAGTACGCCATTCAAGAGGAATACTTTCCGCTACTTTTTTGGCTTGATTGGCATTACCTGCCGTCATTGACTCCTCTCAGTGTTTCCATCCTTTGACCTTCTTACGACTAATTAAGAAAAAAAGTGGGAGTGATTAGGGCTCACTCCCTGAGCCCTTTTTGCTTAACGAATCTATGCTGCGTTGATGACGATTAAACCAGATGCAGGGTTGATTACCTTCAATCCGTATCTCATCGACATGTAAGACCCGACAATTCCGAAACCGGGATTGGCTTCTTCTACCGTCAGTGGTCTCCTCTCTACGTATGCCATAGGTTTAACAGAGTTATCCCATATGAAAATACGGTCAGGAGGGCACCACGCATTAACAGTAACGTTCAACCCATACAAGCTTCCTACCAGACCAGTAATGGAAGTCCTTTCTACAGGCGTATCAAGAACATACCTGTTCTCATTAGCCGTTGCAGTAGTAAAGTCTGCCAAATTCAGTAAGGTCCTGTAGTGAGAAGGCGAAATCATGATTTGTGTTGCGGTAAAACCGTGTCCACCAATCAGTTCCATAGCTTCGGTAATGTCTGCTAATGCAATCTCACCGTCGCCTGCCGCTCCCGCAGCCTGCTGATAATGAGCTCCTGTAAGAATAGCGTCACTAGTTAGACCGTAGGAGTAAATACGTCCTGCGTTAACCGTTCCGCCAGTTCCTAAGAAACCACCATAAACGTTATTTGTGAAGTTAACTACGCCTGCTTCAGAGCTATCATAACTGATACTGGTTCCGGGTGTTAGCCCAGTTCCTAGAGTAGTATCACCTATACCGAGCAACGCATAAACTACGTGCTTCGTTATATGGCGGTCTACCGCTCTGCGTGCCTCATTCAAGGCTAATTCAACTTCGTTAAATCTTGAGTCTTCAATCATACGTCGGGTAACACCTATTGCCATACCCCACTCATTAACTGACACTCTCTCGGAGCGCAGGTTAGTGTGTTGGTATTTAGGTGTGTTGCCTTCGTTAATTTCTTCCATACCCATGGAAGGCTTTGCGAATGTGATATCAATATCACCACCAGTTTCTGTCGTCATTGGCTCTGTAAACATGCTCAATGCAGGAAGGTCTGTAACCTTATAATCCTGAATCGCATCTTTATAGTCAATAAGTATACGGTCACCCGAACCACCGGTTGCGTTATACGCTCCAGTGTTGAGTGTCGTCAACAAACCAGTTGCTAAATTATCATTTAATGCTACCATTGTTAATACCTATTTATTTAACCAAACCACAGAACCCTTTGTAATGTTGCTGCACCACTGTGCGCGCCACTTGGGTCGATATAGATTGCAACGCCTACTGCGCTGCTGCTGCCCGGTCCAAGGTTACCATCGGCTAGAGTTGCTAAATCCCCTCCACGTCCAATAGTTCCTGAACAGTACATGTTGAGTACTATACCATGACCTGTTATGACACTAGCGGTTGAGCCCGAATCTACCGTGGTAAAAGCCACTCCTAGGGGGTGAACGTTGTCAGCTGATGCTATTGTATCAACCTCTGCGTCTGCGCCCATAACGAGTGGATACCCTGCGGTAATTGCGCTGCCAGCTGTGAAAGGAATAATCCTTGCTGGTGCACCACCATCATTTACTAATATTTCTGTTGCCATACTTAATCACCTTTAAGTAATGTCTTATCGAGCGTTATACGCCCGGTTGTCTTGTCCATCTTCACTGCAAACTTCCTATCGGTAACCGGAGGAACAGCTTCGCCTTCGTTGGATTTACCCTTTCCAAAGGTTCTTTCTGTGTCCTCAGGTACCGGAAGTGCAGCAAGAGCGTCGCTGAAACCAGTCAGCCTTGATTCATCCCAAGCAGCTAATTCTTCAACGCGTGCATCCTTCTTCTCTTCTTCGGTTGTGCCGAATAAGATTTCTCTGGATATAATCGCTTCTACGAATTGAGCCTTGCGAGTTTCCGCTTCTTTTACAGCTCTCTCTTCCTCAGCGAGTTTGAACTCCTCAATCATCTTAAGGGCCTCCTCATACTGGGACGCGATTTCTGCTTTTGAAGCTTCAACTTCTTCCAGCTGCGAACGTAGAGACGCGAATTCGCGTTCAACTAAATTCTCTGCATCGGATTTTTCAGTAGTTTTTTCAGTCATTTTTTCTACCTCTTGTTTCCCGTCTGAACATTCACACACTCCATCCTTTCCTCCACAATCGCAATCGTGGTGGTCTTCAGTTGCGTGTAAATCACACTTTCCATTTCCAATTATACATTCATTACAGACGGGGTCCATCTTTGTGTTATCAATGAAACTAACTTCCGTAGGACGAATGTTTGTTGCAAACGTATCGCCCATAACATCAACATCGTTAGAAAACCAGTCGATGCTTACGTGAGTTATTTCCCCTTCTTTCACTTTTTCCATTACTTCTTCGCCACGCTCATTCTTATTGTTAACGGTAGCCAACATTTTAATTGCGGTTTTTCCATTTTCCATCTCCACTACCTCAGGATTAGCAGCCATGCCAATTAAATCCTCCGGCGTGCGTTGATGGTTATAGTATATAGGTAGCTCTGTGAAAGCTTCTATATTCTTCTTTAATATTTCAGGTTCTATATAAACCTTTTGCTCTATATCGTCTTCATCATACTCATGAAGCCCCGATGTTATAGCTATAACGGGAAAGGCTACTGTTTCATAGTCCGAACCAACAGTTGAAGAAATTGACATATCTTCACCTAAAGAAAGTGCAAACGTTCTACGTTTTTCACCTTCGGGAAGAGTTCTTCCAAACGTTCTTTCTACACCGTTCTCGTCTGCCCACATGTTGCACATGTTAGCTGCTAGCTTATCGTGATTTTCAAAACCACGTTCTTTTAATGTAGCTCCTACCGAAGCTACACACTTATCATAGCTCATGCTCTTTTCCCCGTTGTGTTAGCTGATGGTTTATTACCTCTATTCTGCGCTCGCGCAGATTCTTCTTTCTTATCAGTATTTTTTCCACCAGAAATATTTGCATTCTTATCACTGGGTCCCTCTGGGGGCGACCCTGCTTTCTTTACAGCAACATCTTTCAGCATATCTAATTCTACCACACCTTCAGGGTCGAGCCCACGCTCTTCCCTAACTTCTCCGGGTGATAGTACGCCTTCAGATAGATATATCATATCTGTCTTAGCTTTAGTAAATGCGTCTTCAACATTAATCTGCCTGAACTTAAATCGAGCTTCACCGTTTTCTAGCTGAGGCATCAATTGTGCATTCATTGCAGCTTCTATCATTGTTTGTAAATATCTTACATATGGTTCAAAAATTGGTCTGGCCTTATCAGGGTCAGTCCACATTGTCTTAGGAACTTTCAAGGCCATATGTATCTTATCTAAAATGTCATCTGTATATTTTCCATATTCAAATGCTCTCTGTGTTCCTTGTAGTTCTTTTATAATAATATCGTTTCCGTGAATTATATCTTCTCCGGGGGCCAGTGAATTAAAAGCATCTACTACCTCATTAATCTTATCTGGACCATAAGGCATATCAGGAAGACCACACGATATATCGAAGCGAGAAGATGCATATTTATTAAGTGCCGCACCTATATCTCTCTCTGCGTAATCTTTTAAATCAACTAAATATAAAATAGGATGTAAGTCAGATAATCCATACCCATAATCATCAAATGGGTTATTTAAGAGTTGTATTATTTCCTCTGGTTCAAAATGGATTGAATCCTTTTCCTCTCCTAAATCTTGATAAAAATATTTAATTTGTCCGTGTTCATTTCTCTGGACAAACATATTCTGGCTCGAACGTAGAACTAAATTGTCTCCGGTCCACTCCAAGTAGCCCGTGCCAAAAATTCTAGCATTACGAACCCAGCCATAAAGAAGGTTTTCGATATTTATATCTCGAAACATTTCCTCTATTCGTTCTCTTATCCCATCATCAGCAGTAACTATATCAAAGTTATCTTTAACTGCATACAAACAAGGAAGGTCTATTAAGCTCCTAACAATAGGGTCTGACAGATATACATCCATATATATCCTCGGTCTACCAAGATGTTCTTCATATTGTTTTTTATTCCCATATGCGAACTTATTGGTTAACTTTAAACGCCTAATGACGCCTGCTCCAAAACTCACGGGGTCGTCCTCTTTGAAAGGGGGCGCGCTTCCCGTTGTTGCAAAAACTCTCCTAACTCTATCGAATAAAGCCATGGCTACCTCTTATATAGTATTTCATTCTAGTATATAAAGATTTCGTCATAATGATAAACCTTTATTAAGTTTGAATTTGCTCCCTTTTGTTCTAAATAAGGAAACTCCAGAATGTTTTCCTATATTAGAAGTAAGCAACCTTTCTGGACCCCCGCCTCTATCAGTATGCGTACTTGACATTGATGCTGTACCGGGCAACATAGCTAATGTAGCATGAATTCCTATGACAGAACTATCACAATAATCGTCGTGTCTAGTAGAAGGAGCTGAAATACGCTCCGTCTTATTAGCGGCATCCATCACATATTCTAAATCTGCATGTTCTCTAAACCATTTATTAATAAGTTTACGTTCATTATATTCTAATCCTTGTGGGTTAGGTATCTTAACCATGCGTTGCTGAATAAAAGAAACATAATCTCTATATATTTGAGTTTTGCTTCCTCTGGGGCCACCAGTAAAAATAAAAGGTATAAAGTGAATTTGAGGGATACTACTTATACATTCCATTCTTATGTCTTGTTCAATCGCACCACCAATACCAGTAGCATCAATAATGACGCGACCAGCAGCAAAAGTTCTAGCAATGTCCATGATACGCTTACGTTGATATGGAATGTCATGCCCGCCAGTTCGAGGAGTGATTTCTTCAATGTATACAAGACGTGCAATATTTCCAAAGTCATCTTTTTCAAGTGCCCAAACAGTAATGCAAGTAGCATTAACAGATTTGCCAATGTCAACAGCCACAGTATGGTTTGCTCCTCCTGCGATATAGGTTTCGGGGTCATAGAGTTTGTAGTCATCATAGCACGCTTTTAATTTTTCTGGATTAAATACATTAGATATACTTTCCACAAATTCGCACTCATATTCAGTTCGCCAATAGATGGAGTCTTCACCCCATTCCATCATCTTTGCAAGCATGTCTTCTTCAGTATACGCCGCTTCATAACTATCTCCAACTTTCACTGCATCTCGCCAAGTGTATACTAGACGCGTCCATGTAGGTTCATATGCATCATCATATAGATAACGGTGCATATGATTATCTTTAGATTTGGGCGTACCTAGATTTATGAAAGGAGCATTGTTGGCGACAATCGCAGGTTCCACATTGTCTACGAAAAGTTTATCGTCGATGAGAGGAGACTCATCAACTATACAGAACGTAGGGTGTTGGCCCCGTATAGCTTGTCCTTGATTACTAGGCGCTAATGGAGCTCTACGCATTAATGTGCCACCCTTCATGCGTATATGGGGCTTGTTATGAAATTTGTAATTATCTATTAAGGAATCTAGAAATCTATTATCCTTGAAATGCCTGTATACGTATCCGAAGATAAGAGCGGCTTGGTCTTCACTAGGCGCTAATACGAATACTAAATCCCTAAAGCGCTTGAAGAACATATAGATAACTACTGCTACTGAAAGGGCGTATGATTTACCACAGCCTCGTGGAGCTAGGATAGCTACTTTACGCTGTTTCATTCCTTTTGGATGAGTTAAAGCACTTACTACAATAACTTCCTGTAAAGGTCTCAACTTAAGAGGACGTTGTTTACCATCCATTAAATAGAAGGTACAAAAACTTTGCACCAACTTTTGCATTTTGTTTTCATCTTCACGAATACTTTCGAATAGTTCTTCTAAGGAACGACTATCATACAGATTCTTTCCTGTCAGAATCTTCTGTAGTCTCTTTCCCTCGTCTCTCACTTCTGTTGTCATTTGATAAATCCTCTAAAAAGCTAGCAAAGCTTTCGGTCTTCTGTTCTACTAAAGTTGGTATCTCGATATTCAATGCTCGGAATTCCGTATGTATGTCACGAACGATTGAATTTCTTTGGCGCAAGAGCTCTGTTCGTAAGTTAACATCCCGAATATGTAAAGAAATTTCTTCCCACAAAATGTCTTCAAGAGACAAATTGCGAGCCAACAGGCGTACAAGTTCTTTGTGACGTTCATACTCTGGTTCTCCTACGCGGAGGCGTAACCGCTCCTCATAGTCGTGCTCGTTCAAAGTTGTTTGGCTTCTACCAACGCTTCCTTAGCTTCTGCTTTGATGGCCGAAATAAACTTATCGTCATTTTGGTCCCATGCAGAAAGAATTACATTTCTAAGCATTTTGTCCTTAACATATTTCTGAGCTGCTTCATCTAACTTTTCAAAAGCCTTTAATTGGGTTGTAGTTAAATGTACGTCTAGCATCTTCAGAATTTCTTCATCGTGTTTAGCTAGATATGCCATTACTATTCCTTTAATTGCTGGTTGAGTATATAAGATATACGTTCCCATAGCAATCACTATTGCTGCCATAAACATAAGCTCAGGTGAGCCTATAAGCGTATCCAGCAAACTCTGTATCATTCCAGTTTCGTCGCTTACCACTGTTTCGTTGTTCGTTGTATTATTTGTCATAATATTTCCTTTTGGTGGGACTCCCGCATAGCACTTGCGTTAAGTATTCTGTGAAGCCTTGGCCCTTTGTGAGAGCCCATAAACAGATAACATCTGGCCCTATATAAAGGTTACTTCTTCTTTTTACGGAGTTTACCGTTCTTACCACGAAATTCGCCTTTCTTTCCCTTAGGAACTCGGCGCTTCTTAGGCTTCTTACGGGGCACCCCGTTCTTCTTAAGCTTTCCTCTATTATATGCCATACTACTTCTTCCCTTTCTTCTTAGTCTTCTTTTTACCTTTAGGCTTCAAACCGGGGTATTTCCTATATACCGCTGCTCTTATGCCTGCTGGTCGTGGAGCGTTGTGAGCTAATTTTAAAGCAGACTTACCGCGCGCAAGAGTATTAATAGGGTAACTGCCTGCTGGGGCCCCTCCTGAGGGACCAGCAAAAGCCTTTACACCTTTATACTTACCTACGTTGGACCCACCCTTTCTCTTGCGAGCCGCTGCTTGCTTTTTCTTAGCTGCTGTCTTTTTCTTAACCATCTTCCTCCTCCTCGTGTTCGTGGTTATTTTTGAAAGTTCCCTTTCTAACCTGTTCTATCTGACTGTTCTGTTGAGCAGTCCATACTTCCAATACCTTATATATAATAACCATTGCTGGTGAACCAACAATCAGTAACACTGATTTATATGATTCTATATCCTGCACCATTGAAGGGTCTCTAAAAGACATGATAACTAAGAATATAGCGAGTCCTACCCATGCTATAACAACAGGGGCAGCAATAACACCCATCAGGAAATTAACAAATTTATCTTCGCCGTTATCGCCGTTAGTTGCCATTGTCCTCCACTCTTATCATAGGAATATTAAACTGTTGTTGAAATACCCATGTTCCATCACAATCATCGGTATCTGGGTCTCCATCACAATTGAAGGCAGCTGTCCCCTCTCCATCATCTTCGACCCATAAAAGTAAAGCAGCCCACATGGACCATGTACCATTTGTTCCGTTGAGTTCCTCGAAGGTGAAGTTTAGCCAGTGGTTGTCCCAATCCATACCATTAACGGTCATGTATAAGTCCTTATAAATATATTCTCCAGTCTCATTATGCCATACATCTATATAAAGAAGTACAGATGCATTATAATCATAGCAGTCGGTATCTATGTCTGTTAGTACAGATATACCATCAGCTTCGGGGTCTACCCAGAAAACAGATGCATTATCTAACTCTTCGTTATACCAACCGGGGTAGAAATGTACTGCGCTATGGTTCCCGTGCTCTTCCTCATACTCGTCTTCATAATCACAGGAGCCATCATCTTCAGTGGCTTTATCGTCATAATTATTTGCTGTTGTATCCATGCAACCATAAATAGCGGCGGTTTCATTCGCAGTGCCATTAGGGTTGTCGTTTATAACTACACAACGCCCATCATCGTGCGTAGCACTCACCTGATAGTTTTCAGCTTCAGGATTAGTACAACCATATACAACTACCAAAAACGTGCAACTACCATCTTCAAAAGTCGCCGCAGAGTTATAATTGGTCGCCTCAGGGTCCTTGCAGCCACCGATAGGTCCTGTATCTTCGCCATTGAAATACTCATGTATAATAGACATGTTAGCACCACCACTTAATACTGCAAGTAGGAGAATAGTTACTACAGCACCAACGCGTTTGCCAACAGAGGTTTCCCCTAGCTTGTCGGCAGCTTTGCCAACAACTTCAAAGAGGCCCTCCTCTTCTTGAGGGGAGTTCATGTTTTCTTTTACTCTATCTCCATATATAAAGTTTGCCCTAATCGAACTCTGGAAATTGCTTCTGTGCATCAAGCTCTATCAAGCCTTTGAACGAAGCGTCCACGTCCTTATAAGTCTCTTTCTTCTTAGAGTATTTAGGTTTCCATTTAGGAAGCACTACGTCGCATGGGCCACCATTGAATTCCTTATTAAACGAACACCACTTACAGAGATGCTGGGGCACCTGCTCATAGCGGTCCTCATACTCCTCGCGCTCCCTGATACAGTCATGCACGAATTTAATCAAATCGCGTGCTTCATCAAGTTCGGACTGCGTTATCTTGACAAAGAAGGTATCATCAAAGCGGAGATAGTTAACGCCCACAAACTTCGGCATTTCCCCCATCTCTAATGTGTACAGGAATGCATAGATGATGAGCTGGCGATAATATTCCTCTGGGAGATATGCACCATAGCGCTTACTGGTCTTGTAGTCGAGCAGAGTCGTGCCCCCGTCGAAATCTGAGCATACTGCGTCAACTACGCCTACTATTGCATACTCCTTGGACTTGACCCATTTCTCTGCATACTTAGGAGCTACGCTATTCCACGCCTGCCACTTACTTTTATATACCTTCCACTTCACCATCTCATTAAGTTTCTTATTGACACTGCCTACAAAATTCTGTAGGAGTTCTTCTGTCTCGATATACATAGCGTCCATCTCAGCCTTAGTATGTACTTCCCAAAGCCACTTGTGCTTGGCTATCTTCTCTTCCCAGCCCTTCTCAAACTCATCCTGCATCCATTTACTTGGAGCACCTTTCTCCCAAGCTGTTACATTCTTGAACTGATACTTGAACAGGCGTTCTAGAATCTTATGTACAAGACTTCCTCGGAATAAATGTATAGTCTTCTTCTCGGGAATTCCAGCTATGTACTTGTAATAGAACTCTCGTGGACACTTCTTGTATGTGTTGATTTTTGATGGGCTCAACCTCATGTGGCTAGGTTCCCATTTATCTTTACTCATTCTTAGCCTCCGTATTAAAAAAGAATATTTGAAATAATCTATCATTCTCAATAGAGTCTCCAAAATATTGAGAGGCAGCATGTATAAGCTGAGCATCCCAAATTATCATTCTGTTATATACGTTTCCTATCTGGTCTACCATCTCAAATGGTGTCGAGTCGTAATAGTTCTCTTTAAACATTTTCCATCCTTCCATTTCTCTCACTGCATTCTCCTTACTCTCTCTATGTCTATATAAAGTAGTACCACATTGAGGTGGTGCGTCAGGAGTAAGATAAACCACTGCTGCCCATTGCTGAGCATCCGCGTGTATGACGAAGGGGTCCTCAGCCATACAATGTTGGAACACTCCATTAGTTTGGTAGTCCCATCCACCTATCTCAGTACCTTCTTCCATTTTACTATGAAGCAACTTTTCAAATTCATCCTTTACTCCCTTGAAATGTTTAT